ATGGTTATATCCTTGGCTTTAGTTGAAGCCCAAGGATTACCACAGTCGTTACAATTACCTGTAGCTTGTTCTTCTTCATCAACTTCAGCATTACAATTTTTACAGTAAATTTTTACATATACCTCTGGTTTTAATATTGGCACCTCATGTCCTGCAATCATTTCAGTTCCAATTTGCTCTGCGTCTTGTACTTTCTTACCTATTGACATTATAAAATCTCCATAAAGTTTATTGAAAATTTAAGGCCACTGCCTTTTACTTTTACAGTATCACCCTGTTCTAAAACTTGTGTAGTTGTAAGATGTTTTACTGCATTATTAGCTACGCTCTCATCAAGTATATGAGTTTCAACAGATGCACTGCTGTCGTTGATAGATACCTCAGCTGTTACTGCACCACCACTTTTATTAGAAACTGTCACATTTTTAAGTATAAATGTAGCAGGTTCAACTGGCGGTGTTGTGCTTAAATTAGATGAGGGCACAGTTGCTATTACCACTAGTGATCCCGTGCCTGTTGCACTTATTCTTTTAAAATTATCAGCCAAGGAAAAAAGTCCTTCTTGTTGAGTCTTCTTTTAAGTCTTCTTGAAAACCAAAATTTAATTGTTGTGTAATTTGTTCAAGAATACGAATCAATGTATCAAACTGTAAAGCTTCATATTCTTGCGTAGCTGTAGGTAATACAGTAGTGTTTATTTTAGCCATTATCTGCCTCCATCTGGTTTAATATCTAATCTTAGTGTACCATAACGCCAGTCAGAACCCAATGTATTACTAGTAATTTTAACGTTTGTTTGTCTACCTCTACCACGTAAATCAAAAAATTTAGTTGTATTAGTAACATCTCTGCTTATCGTTGTTCCTGTATCTGACGGATATGTTTTAAAACTCATAGTTAAATTAGCTGTGCCGACTTGATTTTTGAAGTCTGGTATACCTCTACTTATAGAAAGTATTTGCTGTCCATCTTGTATGTCAAAATCACCCGATGTTATAAATGCTGTCATAGCTGACTGATCATCGTTCACTCCTTCTTCATGTTCATAGAATATAGATGCACCTGCTGTTACACCTTTCACAGTCGGTGTAGTCGGGGTGTCAGTTGGATTGTATTTTGTTGCATACGGTCGTTGATAAACACCATAATCTGTCCAAGTTGTTCTAGCTAAATTTGATGTATACCAAGTTCTTTCAAGATAGTTATATGTAACAGATCTGTTTATTTGATTAGATGTGTTAGACGCATAAAACCAAGTGACTTCATTAAACTCTGAGTTTACACCAGCAAATGTTTCTGGCTGTTGTGTAATTGAAAAGTCTTCAAATACATAATCTTGCACACTACATGGTATTTTTTTAACAGCACCATCGTAAAGATAGAAAGCGTTTTGTGACATCCAATAAGCTATACCATTTACATCTACAGCTGAGTGTACACCTACAGCTCCACAGTTTGCACCAATTTGTACAAGTGAGAAAGTAAAGGGTGCGCCTACAAACTGTAATGCGTTAAGTGATGTATCTGTCCATACCAATACAGCATTACGTGATCTTACCGCTGACACAATCTTTGATCCATCTTGTATTCTAAAAGAACCAGCAGTGTTTGTCGCTGTTGGAACAAAATCGTTAGTTGTTTCTTGTGATGCAAATCTTAAAAACAAATCGTCTTGTGTAGTAGAATTACCTATTACTGTTTCTGTGCCAAACAAAAATACATGTCTGTCAGGCATTGAAACTAAATTAAATCTTGAATTAGTCGGTGTGTTAGAAATAGCGTTTGCTCTTACGCCTGTTCCGTTGGACGTGTCCCATAAAAATGTTTTGCCTTTACTTACAGTGGCAATCAAATCTTCACCAAAGTTATCAAATGACCAATTACGAGCATCAAGTGTAACTGTTGATGATGATCTTGGTGTATTCCATGCATCAACGTTCCATGCATCTGTACCCCAACCATAACCATAAGCTGATTGATCTGTGCCTATTGATATTTGATATTTTAAATTACCAGAACCGCCACCACCAGATGTCGATCCAGAAGCTGTGCCTGTATGTGTAACCTTATAACTGTTTGCATCTACAATTGTCGTGATTTCAAACTCTGCATTCATGTCTAATCCATCAATTGCAGAAAAAGAATCAAAGGTAACAAAATCACCTTGACCTGCACCATGACTAGTATGAGCTACAGTGACTGTCGTTGTGCCATTTGTTGTGAATGGATTAGTCAATGCTGCTTCTAATCTAAGAGGCGTTACATCATATGCTGTACCCTCAGAGTATACGTAAAATTTTCTATCTGTTCCGAGAGCCGTGTACCGTACACCGTTAAGATCTGTCCAAGTATGTATACCTCTTACAACACCTATGAGTGTATCTGGTATAAGCTTCTGCCAACCACCTACCTTTTGTGGTAGACCGTAGTGAAACCTTACATTATCAGAATCGACCCAACGTCCCTCTGCACCATACTCAGTATCTTGTTTGTCTATACCAGGTGCTATATTTAATTTTGCTAGTGGCATTATACAGTCCTTATAAATCTTAGTGTTATCTCTCCAGGGCCACCTGCTGCACCAGAGGCCTCCTTACCACCACCGCCAGCACCAGATCCATTATTACCTGGTGAACCATTTGAGTTTGAACCACCACCAGCACCTCCCGCTTCCTGACCGTTATAAGAAGCAGCTCCATCTGCTCCTCCAATACTACAGTTATCACCATTACATACAGGAGCTAAACTTGCTCCACCTGTAGGGTTACCTTCAGCTCCATCGCCACCAGAATTAAAAGAACCAGCTCTGCCTTGAGCAAAACTTGAATCTGCCTGTGTAAGACCACCAGTGGTTGTAAATGTTGTTATTGCAGTTGCATCAAAAGTTGCTTCTCCTGCTGTACCAGATGTTTGAGTTGCTCTAGGACCTTGTACGTATCCTCCCGAATATGAAGAACCGCCTCCTCCAGTTAACAAAAATAATCTATTTGATGTGCTGCCAGTTAAAGATGTGTTACCGCCATTACCAGCAGATGCATTATAGTTAAAACCAGAGTTTGATCCAGCGGTGCCACCAGTGCCTATTGTAGCCGTAAGTGTTTCTCCGCCTGTTACAGCAAATACTTTATCTGATATGTATGCTCCTGAACCTCCACCACGTCCACCTTGTTCTCCTCCGCCTTTGTCATAGCCAAGACCATTCATCGATCCACCTCCACCTGCAACAGCATTTCTAATGTGAACTGCATTTGCAAGAGCAGGAACTGCTATGTTTTGACCATCTGTTAAAGTAGAAAAGCTAGTAGCAGTGAATAACTGAAATACTTCTCTCCAGTTACCACTGTCTTTTACAAAAATATTTGTTACAGTTTTGTTTGTAAATGACGTACCGTCACGAATAAAAAACTCTGTTACTTCTCTCCAAGCGCCGCCATCTTTAACATAAAACTGTGACATGCATTACGAATATTTTAACCAGATATCGCCGTCAGAGCCGCCAGAAGGGTTTCCTGTATCGACAGTTCTAGCACCAACTCCGTTTGTACCTAAGTTTGCATTTACAAAACCTTGTACGTCTACACCTATTTCTACACCAAGATTATCTCTTGATGTTGTTTTGTTTGCGACATCATTTAAGTTTTGTGATGCTTGTAAAACTCCAGAGATATTTGCTCCAGAAATTTTGTATCGTATAGATTCATATGTAGGCATATTATTTCTCCAATAGTTTCCAACCATAAGTTGCTCCAGAATAAACTAAAGCAAAGCCTGCACCCTCTGTTGCTACAGTTAGGTCGGATGTTTGTCCGTCTATCTTATGGCTATTTCTTGCAACAGTTAAATTGTGTGTGTCGAAGTTATTTGCAACATCGTTAAATCTTATTTCATCTCCTACAGCAGCTGTGGCAGGTAATGTTATAGTTACTGCTCCACCTGAAGTATTGACAAATATTTTATCACCAGCAAAAGCTGTATACGCACTAGTCTTTGTTAACCAATCACTACCTTGTGTTTGTATCTCATACCAGTTTGTGCCATCTGTAGAAATAAATACATTTCT